ATGGTGCCAGGATGTCGCGCATAGAATGGCTATTGATACCGGCGCCAGGCGCGTCATGGCATCGCCAAAGGATTCCCATTGCCGCTTTCTGAATACTTCGCTTCGGGCTTCGGCTCGATTCTTGCAATAGTCGTCTACAATCAGCAACCCGGCGCCCTTGCCTACCAGGGAGCCCCCCAGGCCCGCCGTCGTAACCAGGCCGGTCGATCCCTCAATTTTCCACTCGTTGGCCGCGTCTGAGCCCCTGGCAATCTTTACGTCTGGGAAAATTGCCTTGTATTCCGGGCCCTGGATAATGTCCTTGGCCTCCTTGCTAAAGCCTTTAACCAGGCTGTCCCCGTAACCGGTTAGGATTATATCCGGGTGGGATTGCATACACCGCCCCAGAAAGTAGGGAATCAGCGCGCGGCTTACCAGGTCGCTTTTGCCGTGTCGGAATGGGACCTCAATGTCAACGCATGAGGAAACCCCAGCCAGGTAAAGTTCTATAGCCTGGTCGATTGCCTTGGCGATTTCGCGGGTATGGTGCCCGATCAGGAAAGGCCAGGGTTTCCACCATATAGCCTTAATAAATGTCAGGTAATCGGTTCGGGCGCGCTTATTCCGCTTCGCCCTGGCTACCTTCAACTTCAGTAGACTCCTTTTCAAGTCGCTCAAGTTCGGCCTCCGCTTCCGCTTGTGTCATGGCGTCAATAGTGCCGGTAATCTCGGCCCGGATACGCGTGGGCGCATGGTCCCCATACATCGTATTTAGTTCCTTGATCGCGCTTATAGGGTCCCTAAGCTTGACCTTTGTGGTGTAGCCCTTTAGGCCGCCCTCCCGGTCGTATTCGGCCCGCTGGTCGACCTGGGCCAGGGCCGCGCCCGTCATCGCGTCCCCGCTGGTATCAATTCGGACAATCCCCTTTTCTGTGTCAATGAATTCGGCCAGGTTCCCCCTGGCTATCTCGGAAAGTATCCGGGCCCGTTCGTCAAAGCTTAGGATTGTGTCCTTTCGGCGCTCGGCCTGGAATTCCTCAACCTTGGCCTTAATACGGGGGTCTTTTAAAAGTTCGCTGCCTTTTTGCTTGGCGTATCTGGGCGAATATCCCGCGGCAATGGCCGCCTGGGTGGCAACTGGGTTTTTTAAGTATTCGTCAACAAACGCCTTGGCCTTGTCGGATAGGCCCGCCTTGCCCTTCTTGTTGGCGCCTGACTTGCTGGCCGCTTTTAGCTGTTCTGTTCCGCGTTTGCTTGGCATCTCGTTTACACCCTATCAGGTCGGGGGGAAAATACAAAGCCCCTGCCGACCGTCTACGACCTACCGCCTAAACGGTATATCAACGCCTCGGGTCAACAAGGGCTTCGTTCGGGGTGTCGATATGGCTTGCCAGCCCTGCCCCAATACCCTCAACCGTAGCACCTTGCGCCGATTTGGCAAGGGAAAAAGGGGCGGGTGCAGGAGTTGAACCTGCGTTACGGGGTTCCCCGCGTGTTGCCCTTACACTATCCCGCCATAAATCAATTCTTGCCCGGACCATGCGAGCCAACCGCCGCCGCCTGACCGACAAGCGCCCGCCACTCTCCGGCTACGATTCCCAACAACTCCGTATAGGCCATTTTCCGCTTTCCCAGGGGCGCCGCCGAGTCAAAAAGGACCCGCTCCAGGTCGGCCATACGGTCTAAAAGCTCTGGGCTTACGCTCACAATTCTAGCTCCCGAATAAATACGGGCGTTGCTGGCCCGACAAAGGACCCCGCCTGGTTGAACAGGTGGTATTCCCTGGCCTCATCTGGCGTCATGCCCTGGGCAACCAGGTTAGCCAGGACCTTTTCCAGGCTGTAGGCTATAACCGGTTGGTCCCCCAGGTCTAAAACGCCTAAAATAGCGTCGTCAAAGCCGTCCATAAACATCAAGGGCGCTGGCTCCTGGTCGTCCATCATAACCCGCACTTGCAACGCCAGGCGTGGACCGTGACCATTTTGACCAGGTGGCCCTTTATGTGGCCGGTCTGGCCGCTTTTCGGGTCGGGGACCTGTAGGGGCCAGGGCTTCATAAAGGTTAGGCAATGGGGGCAATAGGGGGCGCCCTCGGCGGGCTCAAGGGCGTCGTCAGTGAATCCAAGCGATTCCGCCTTTTCTATTATCGCCAATCGGTCGCCCTCTTTATACTCGCCTTCAGATGCCCCAACTTCGTAACGGTCGATGTTTCGAATGAAATTAAGGCAATCACCTATCAACCCCGACAGCCCCCGCGCGCGCTGGGCAAGCACCGGCGCCGCCTGGCGTAGGTAATCAAGCCCCCTGGCGGCGCTGGGCGCGTCTGGCGATTCGATATTGGTGATATTTATGGCCGTCAACTTGATCCCTTCACAAGCTTTTAGGATGTCCTGGGCAAGCGCCCCGGTCGGTTGGTGGGGTATATCGTCGGGCCCGCCACCCTCTAGCGGGCTATAGTGGGCCGATCTGCTTAGGGCGTCCCCAGCCTTTACGCTCAAAAGTTCGTAGGGGTTTCCATCCCACTTTAAGCGGGTGATTGCGCGCGCCAGGTCCGGGCCCTCTCCGGTCGCAACCGCCTCCTTTTTGTCACCGTCGACGACAATTATAGACGCCTTTTTGTCGTCCTGGTCAATCTGCATAAGGTAGCCGCCCGCTGTAAGGTACTCAATTCTGGCCTTATTCGGCGGCGTGATCCATAGGCCGCATTTCACGCACTCAACCAGGATAAACCTGGAAGATATATCCCCAGGGCGACGCAGCGCCCCACATTCACAACTACCCGCTTCGGTTACATTCACTGTATTTCCCCTTATTTTTGGTATTTTATCACACTTCGGAGCTATCTATAAGCCGTTTATATTCTCGGTTTAGGTCGTGAACCTGGTGTTTCATGTGCCACATTCGATAATAGCAGGCCCGCCGAAGTTGTGCGGTTTGCTTGTTCGAGAATTTGCGGGCGTCCTTGTTGCGCTGGGCCTTTCGAACCACCTTGCAACCGTGTCCAGGCTTGCCGAACCGCTTACACTCGTAAACGCCTATAATTCCGGCCCGCTCTGGAATATGGGGGTTTTCGGCAAGCTCCCCAGGTACAGCAAACCACAACTCCTTAAGAAAGTCGGATTCGTGGGCGTGTTTTTTCTTCAAGTCGGCCCTTATATCGGCCTTGCTCACCTTTATTTCTACCTCAATCGCCCAGCCCGACCGCCTCAACACAAGCAAGTCGCATTCGTGGCTTATCCCCTCTACGCAACCATGAACATTGCAAACCATAACGTTTTGGAACCAGTCCAGGTGATGGGAAAGCGCTATTTCTATGTCTGAGGATGTCACGATTCCCCCCCCGATTTAAACACCCTATAATCCCGATTTTGCCGAATCTCAACCAGGTCATAACGCCCTTTATTCAGGCTCATCCAACCGCCCTCCGGGAATTCGCCGTCATCCTGGCCCCGGTCCTCAATCGTCAAGCCAACCGCCAGGCAATGCGCGGCCTGTACTCGGGTCAGGGGTGATCCTGGGTGAAGCCTAAACTTTGTCTCTGGCGTTACCGGTAGCGCCGCATATCCTTGGCAATCCTTCCATTTGTCCAAATGCTCAATGAATTGCTCGGTAGGCATATCATTGACCCGACACAATACCGCCGCCTGGGTGTATGTGAGTACGCTCACGATTCCCCCTCTGAGTCCGCGCAAAGGTCCTCGCAAGATACCCCTTGCAATATCTCCCTGGGGTGCGGCCCCCTGGCTGGGCCTACTATCCCGCGCTCTTCCAGGGCGTCGACCAGCCTAGCCGCGTCTGTGTACCCGATCCATAGGCGGCGCTGTAGGAATGAAGTCGACGCCTTTTGATGTTCGACGACAAGCAACTTGGCTTTTATGTATAGGGCCTCAAAATGGGCCTTTAGTCGTTCCTCCTGGCTCACGGCATCACCCCGCAACGCTCACAAGGCTTCAAGTGTTCTTTAGGCATAAGACAGCAAGGGCATTCGGTATCCCATCGGTTTGCTGGCGGTTCTGGGTCGCGGGCCTCAAGCATTTTGTCGGCGTAATCAAACGCGTCCTTGGTGTCGGCCAGCCAGGCCCGATCGTTACCCCTGGCCCCCGCCAGAATCCCCGTAAGCGCCGCCATAGCGAACCGATCCCGCAACGTTACGGGTGGCATCATGTGGCGCCCGTCCAGGTCCGTATTGCCCTCGGCGTCGCCTATCTGGTGTAGGGCCATAATTGGCTTGTGGGCGGGCTCGGGCTCGACTAGCTCAAGCTCTGACTCGAAAAAATACCATTCTCGGTCGTCGCTAATATCTTCGCTAAACAATACGCGAAGACCTGGGTTCTCCCGTTCGTCTATATTGGATATAACCCCTATTTTACCCACACAACCCTCCGGCGCCGATCCTCTATACACGCTTAATACCTTAACCTTATCCCCGACTTTCATACCTTTTCCCCTTCATTTGTACCGCTGTCTACTTTTGTCAATCCCACTATTACCTGAGAAACCCGCAATTCACCCCTACCCATAGCCGTTATAATCAGCGTACCGGGCCCGTAGTGGGGCCATAGGCGAACGATCGTCTTAAAGGTTGCCGAGTGTCCCAGCTTGAACGCTTCGAAGATGCTAGCCCCTGAATTGGAAGCCGTATAGGTAAAGGGCGACGTCCAGGGCACTTCCCCCAGGGTAAGCTTTACCCCCTGGAATACGCGTAGGTCCTCAATTAGGCCCCGCCGCTCGTTATCGCGCAACTGATTAAGCCGTTGGACGAAATACGGGTTTTTGAATGGGTCGGGGTTCATGCTCCCCCCTCTACGTCTTTTGCGTAATCCAGAAACCACGCAACACAATCGGCGTCACTTTCAAAATCAATCGCGTCGAATTGCTCCCGCGCATAGATGCACATAGCCGCCTTTAACCGCTCAATCTCTGAATCCTTCTCGGCAAGCGCGGCCTCTATGAGGTCGGGCCATTGGTCAAGTACGATCTGAGAAACCCAACAGCCGCCTATATTAATTCGGCGCTTACACCAGAGCCTTAATTCGTCCGCAACCGTCTTTTCCCCGCTCATTTCACCCCCTCAATAAATCCGTCCTTAAACCCCTCTAAATATCCGTCGTGGTAGTCGTCGTCACTGACAACCGCCACCGCTACAAGGATTGCCCCTATAACCGCTAAAAGCAAAACGCCCTCCAGGTCCCAGAGTCTTGACCTCATTTCAACACCGCCCTTTCCCGTATATGCCGGTAAATCACCCGCAAAAGCTCCATATCCTGAATAATATGGCGATTGTAGCCCTTATAGCCGTTTGGGTGGCCCACCGTCTTATGATGTCCTATACACAATTCGACAAGGTTCGCCTGGTCGACCGCCAGCCAGGGGGCAAAACTAACCGGGATTTTATGGTGTATCGGGTTTCGGTTTTTGCTCTCCAGGCTCTTTTTTATGCCGCAAATCTCGCACCCCAGGCCCTTCGCCGCGTATAGGTCCTTGGCTTTCCTGATTTGGTAGTCCGTAAACCGGTTTGTATTGGAGCCAGGGGCCGATAATTGAACCGTGTATACATAAGCGTCCTCCGCGCTGAAAAACGTGTTTGTTATCCAGTACCAATCGCCAAACACCGTTATAGGCGCATTTGTCTCAACCGGGTCCGCCTTCGCTGGCGGCGCCAGGCACAAGCTAGAAATCCACAACGCCAACAAGGGGACCAGGAGCCCCCAGAATAGTCCTGTTTTACTTAGTCGCATTTTTTACCCCTTTTTTAGGCTTCTCTAATTCCACACATTCGGCCAAAAGCTCGTTTAAGGCCTTCAATTCCGCACTTTTCTCCGTTATCTCGGATTCAATCGCCTTTATCGCCGCCTCCTTTGCCGAGTTGAACCCGATAAAAGACGCGCCCAGGATTGCCAGGTGATTCATAGGCGCCCCGTCGCGGCTCTTTATCAACCAGAGCTTTCGACCCTCGCAATATACGGTTTTAATCATTTGGCCCCCTTTTCAGACCATGAATCGCAACTATCCCACCACTCGCGCAACGTTTCCCAGGGAGAAGGGTCGGAACCTTCGGGGTAGTTGTCGCAATGGTGGGCCGTTATTCCGACACGTCCATTTAAGCCGGACAGCTTAAACGACTTCGTTGCGTGTCGGCAATTGTAGCACTTTCTCTGCTTTTTCTTCACTTCAACCCCCTTTTGAGCCTAAACTCAACCATTCCCCCGGCCTCAATCGCCTTTTCCTCGCCAAAAATCTCAATTATAGTGCTTAGGACGTCCTTTTCTGTCCCGTTGCCGTGGGCCTTGTGCAAGTTATCAACCCACCGCTCAAAATTGGCCTCCTTTTCCTTGTCCTCTCTGGCCTTGCTGGGCTTGGCGCTGGAAACTCCGGTTTTATATTCATCGTTCCACCGCTCGGCATTTAGCCAGGACGTAGCTAGGGCGATATGGCGCCTTTCGGCTTGGTCCCTGGCGCATACATCGGCGTAACGCCTGGCGCCATTGGCAACCATAGCCGGTTCCACGTTGGGGGCCTTGACCGCTTTTTCAAACGCTTTTAAGGCGTCCTTTTTCTTCTCTTTCCTGGGATAATATTTCCAAAACACGGCAAACGCCTTGGCGGTTGGCCCCTCGTTCCTCGTTACCTCGTCCCCCGTTCCTCGTTCCTCGTCCCTCGGGGGCTTTCCGCGGTCAGGTGACGGACACTCGACCGCCAACTTCTGGAAACCTTTGGGGTCTGGATACTTAGACTTGTTGCACCGCCGCCGTTGGTCCCATTGCTGGATTTCCATATACTCCCTGCCGTCGGCCACATAAACCTTGATAAAATCAAGGCGCCGCAACCCATCAAGGGCCGCCTTAATGCTGGCGGGCTTCGCGGTTCCAAACGGGAAACACGTCGAACAAACCAGCCTCGGGTCGGCATGAAACCGCCCGAAGTCGTCGGCGCTTGTCAGTAGTAGAATAAACAACCTGAATTCTGCGTCCGTCAAAGCCGCGGCCTGTTCGCTTGTCCTGAGCCCTTCGCGTAGCTGTCTATTTGGCATCTTTAACCTCTACGATTTGGCCCGATTTGTCTTTAAAACTGATAACCCCTTTTAACATTGCCAGGGTCCGGTCCTCAGTGGCCTTTTTGGTCGGTTTCTTTTCGCCGTGGTGCTTTGCCCTTGCAACCAATTCGTCATGGACTATCCCCTTGCAATCCTTAAGGCTCACCTTACAGATACTTTGAAAGGCGTCTATACTTACGCCCGCCTGGCTGTTCAACGCATTAAACGCCTTCACCGAGCTTTTAATTTCCCGGACCTTCTGGGTTGGCCCCACTCCGAAGCCCGGTATAAATTCAGGATCGACAACCAGGCCAGCCTTGGCGGCCTCCAATATCTTTTTGGCTACCTTTACCACAATCTGGGCGTTTACGAGCGTCTGGGCGCGCTGGGCGGGCTCCTGGTGGTTAAAAATGGCAATGGGGTCGTCCATCTTAATCACGTTGCCGTAGAATTTGTCTACCGCTGCAACGCTCTCCGGGCAAGCAAGCGTTCCCGCTGCGTTGCAATACAAACAACCGCTTTTTGTGACGTTGCGCGGCGCGTCGGGCTCCATAGCGTCAGAAACAATCGCCTTTATAACCGCCTCGACTGCATAAAGGTTTCTTGTGTCATAATCCGTATAGGTGTGGTGCTCGCCCGCCTGGTTGCCAGCGCTCAACATATGAATTCTAACGCCTGGCGCCTCAAATTGAGCGGCTGCCATAAGCCCGTAGCATTGTACCTGGATATGCTCGTCTGATAATTTCTGTTCAAGGTTACCGGTTTTGTAGTCCCACAAATCCAAGCCCTGGGGCGTCGAAATCAGAAGGTCTTTTGTTCCCTCGGCGCGGAATGTCTCAAAATCAACCCCGTCTTTATGCTCTGCAAATATCTCAAGGGCCCCGCCCCTGGCTTCGGTGTGTTCCTGAACCACAAAGGCAAACCAACGGAAAACGAAAAGCTCCCGGCCTTCCAGATTCTTCCATTCCGCAATGTCCTCAATCGCGCTCTCGGCGGCCTGCTTAGATTTCAGCGCGCCAGGGATTCGGGCCCACTCTTTTAGGGCTTCGTGGATAACATCGCCGCTAGTGGCTTCGGCGCTCCCCTTGTTTTGTATGCGAGCCTCGGCGGCTAGTGAGCCAGGGCAAACGTCGATACGCGGTAGGCTTGAGGGCCTAATAAACGGTAGTTTCTTCATTCTAATTACTCCCCGCCCAGGTTCATTTAAAACCGACCGCGATAGGCTGGGCGTACCCTCTCGCGGTCGGGTTACAATATTGCAAACTTCGCGCTTGGCGTCAATCCGTAAACGCGTTTGATTCACCAGGGGCCCCTAAGCCTGGTAGTTGGTCGTCTGGGTTGTCGGGGCCGCCGTTGTAGACCTTTGTAAGCTCTCCCTGGTCCTGGGCGTCGTCCCCTGGGTCGGTTGCGGGCTCGGTGTCTGGCTGGCCGTTATCGGCTGGGGGCTCGGTGCTGTCCCACTTCTCCTTTATCAATGCCTCGATATAGTTGGCGGTCATTCCGTCTTTTATCTCAAGCCCCAAGCCCTGGGCTTCGTCAACCAGGCGAGCGCGTCGCGTGTTGCGCAATCGCGCGGGCTTCTCTGTCCCCTTGCCGGTCGGCGTCCCGGTTTTAGCGGTCAAAAAGTCCGCTGGCGGGGTGTCGTCCTCTAGCTCCTCGCGTAAATACATCCCGCTAGTCACCGAAGGGAACGTTTTACGGATTGCAATGGCCTCGGCGCATTTGCAGATCATCAATTCAGGGTTTGAATTCCAAACACTTTGCCCCTTATTGAAGTGTTTAAGGGTGCAACTCGACTTTTGTGGGCGCGTCCGGTCGCTGCGATAGATGGAAGCCCAGCCCCCTAAGAGCTTGTGGCCGTCCTCTATGAAGTGACCGTCAAGCCATTCGACCCCCTCGCCAGTTTCGACGATAATGCCCGAATCCATGCCGTCGTAGGCTGGGTGGGTTTCCATACGCTTTAAAAGCGCCTGGTGGCCGGTGATAAGGTTCCAGCGTCCCTGAAAGGGGATAATATAGGCGTCCCCCTCAAACGGATTCAGTAGGCGCGCCCGACACAGCATCATAAATTTGATGCAATCGTTGGCCGGGGGCTTGTTGTCGCCAGAAACTAGCAAATCCTGAACCATTTTGACCGATAAATTTACCGATTCTTCTCCCGCCTGGAAGTGTACCGCCTTTATGTCGTTCGGCGCGATTGTCGTCAGGCCGTTTTCTGAGTCTGTCATGTGTATTCCCCTTATTCGCTTGTTTTTAATGGCTGGTTTAAGGGCCAACCGTGTCCCCTTTTGTCGTTTCTTATTATACGCTATGCGCGAAGTATTGCAAGCGCTTACTTACGTTTGTCCCTAAATTCGTATTTCTCCCTGAACCGGCCCTTTATTACCTCAATTTCAAGGTATACAATGCACAATCGGAATCCAGCCAGGACCCCCATAAGGGCGCAAACGCCCTTGATTATCTCGCCCTCAAGCGGCGCCACAACTAACACAAGCGCCGTAATCGTCCAGAATATAGCCTTTTTCATACGTCCCCTTTTCTACGCCAGGTTGGCGGGTTTCAATTCAAATAGCCCAGCCAGGTCCGGGTTGTCGTCCATCAACATCCGGGCCAGGATAGGGCTGTAACTGTTCGAAATCTTAAACGTTTCCTTTCGAATAAAAAAGACTTCCCACCGTACCCGCTCCCGGACCATTGCAATGCTAATCTTTTCGTGCCCGGATTGCTTGGCCTCTAGCGCAAAACGCTTAAACGCTTCCCAGCCTACCGGGTTTGCCTTTACCCACCGCTCCGCCTTTTCCCGGTTGGTGGGGTCGTCCTGGTCCCCATCCGGGTCCAGGTGGGCGAAATAGGGGCTACTCATTCCGCGACCGCCCGGAAGTTCACGAAATACGACCCGCTTTCGTCTGGCGTGAATCCAAAAATATCCTGGAAGTCCTGGAAGGTAAATTCATAGCTCTCATTCCAATAGATCGCGTCCCCAGGTTTATCAAGCTCCAGCTTTACCTTTTGGGTGTGTACCGAATGCGTTTTTGCAAGCTCGGCGGCCCGCTTCTGGCGCTTGTGTTTCTGTGCCTCCAGCGTTTTCCTGTTCTTGGCCTTGCGTTTCTTCCAGGCTGCAACCTGTTCGTCCCCAGTCACCTTTTTAGTCTGCTTTTTCTTAGTCATTTGTCACCCTTCCCAGGTTTGATGTGTGCCCAGCGTCGGCGGCTGATGATGTCAGCAAGCGCCCCCTGGCTTATCCCGTACCTTTTAGCTAGTTCGGCGCGATAGCCCCGCCTTGACCCGTTTGCGGCTACCAGGCGCCGAATTGTTCGAACCTTCTGGGCTGTCAATCGCGCGTTCGGATTGAGCCCGCCCAGTTTGGCCTTGCTTCTTGCGTTATTCTTCAAAACTCCCCCTTTGCTTTTCGTATTAACTCGGCGGCCCGCTCCGACACTTCGGGCGCGACGCGTTCTGTTAATTCCTTGATTTCAACCAACATTTCCAGCATTTCCGGCGCTGCGGCTATCAACAGGGCGTTTGAGTGATCTTGCCCTTGCAAGACTGGCCCGCCTACGACCTGGGCAATTCGCCGCCCCCTGGAATTACCTATATAGCCGTGTCTATCCGAACACCGCCAGGGCCCTCCACTATGACACATCATGCCCGCCCCGCTTTCTGTTCTGCCAGGATTTCACCCCTAACGTTTGCAATCCAGGCCGAAAGGTTCTCTGGCGGCCCTACAAAAACGGCTTTACGGTCGACCCCCGCGACGTCCGGCGCGCCCTTCGGCGGCTTACGCCAGCCCTTCCGGTGTAACGGTGGCGCCATACCCACCCGCAAAAGGTGGACCTCGGCCTTTCCGTTATCAAGCACCGTGAAAGTAAAGGACCAGACGCCCCCCAGGTCCTCAAGGGCCTTCAATTGCTCGGCCAGGGACACAACCAGGCCGCCGCGGCTGTCTATAAAGGCGCTCATTGCGCCAAACGTAGCCAGGCCGATTTTTGCTAGTATCTTTTCGATCATACCGCCGCCCCGTCCTGGCTGGCCTGGAATTGCTTGGCGGCGCGCTTATAACTAGACGCCAGGCGCTTTTCAATCCAGGCCGCCGCCTCTTCCCTGGTTTTGTGGTAAGAGGTCGCTTGCCCGGACCCGTATTGCTTCCCGTCCCTGGTCGCCTGTACGGTCGCGTGGTGGCGCTCGCCAGTCCCTTCAAAAAACTCTACAGGCCAGGAGCTACCATTCTGCCCTTCCGGCAATTCGACAACCTCAACCGTTCCAAGTTCCGACCTTGCGCCAACTCGGCGGCCCATTCTGTCGATAAGTCCCCAGGTAACGTGTTCGGTTTCCAGAGTCTCAGTGTTTTTAAGTGTTACTCTCATGTTTCCCCTTTTCGTTGTGGTTTCGTCCTTCATTTGTCTCAATTATAGCCTTATGAGCGAACATTGCAAGGGGAAACTTCGCTCAAAAGGGATAAAAGTGGGGCCCCGGCCTATAAGGGGATACAGACCAGGGCCCCGGTGTGTTGGTGGCCCCCAATGAAGGGGAAGGGGGGCCCGTACCGTCTTACACGTTTACGACAATAAGCCGCGTAAGGTCCTCGAAATTATGGGCCAGAATCCGGTTTTCAAACGTCCTGGGCGTAAATAGCGCTTTCTTTTTGCCGTTCCGACCGTCCAGGCAATGGGCCAGGGCGGAAAGGTAGGACCGCGCGCAAAGCTGGCTACACCAGGACAAGCGAATAGGCGGCAAAATGCCCGTTTTGTCGATCAGTAGGTTATAAAGCGGCATGGCAAGGAGTACCATTCGGCGTTTGCGGGGGTATTTGAGCCCCAGTAGATTGTCGACGAAATACCGGGCCGCGTTTTCCCGCTGGTCCGGCCCCAGGGTCAGGAGCCTATAAAAGCCCACTTCGTAGCCCTCGGCATTTATCAGGTTTTCGTAGTCATGTATGGGCGTCAACACGGATTCCGGGGGCTTGGCCTCGGCAATAAACCATTCGCCTTTATGCCAAACCACCATAGCATTATGGTTACTTTCAGACTGTACCCCCACCCGTATAAGGGCCGATTCGGCCCCCTTGTTCGCGCGCCCGGTGACCAGTAGGCCGGGCTCCAGATGCTCTGTAAGTATTCGCTTCACTCTTCCAGGGGCTTTTTGACTGTGATTTTGTTTCTATTGCCGTCGACAATTAGCGTGGCGGGGTCGCTTTCAAGCGTTATCTCGTTTTCGTCACCCTTGACCCCCACAGACGTCACCGGGTTTCCCTTGGCGTCGACGGCATAGGTGGCGGGAATGAGATTCCTGGCCGCGCTCTTCTTTTGGGACCGCTTGGCGTCCTTTTCTTTCTTATAGTTCCGGTATTCGTAGGCGCCATAGGCCGCCAGGGCCACCATAGCCGATTCCTTTGGATTCTGCACAACCGTTTGCCCGGCCTTGCCCAAAAGCTTCCCAGCGCCGCCCAGGACCGCGCTGGCGCCATTGACGACGCCCGCCCCCAGGTTGAACACAGTGGCGCCCAGCGCGCCCAGTGGCCCGCTACTCTGGCCCAGGGGCTTATATGGGACCTTGAAGCCGCTACTCCGAACGCTCTGGCCTATAACCTTGGCGTCCCAGGCGACCCGTACCCCGCCCCGCGTCGGTTGAACCCGAACCGGTGGCAGATTGTCGGCGGCTGTCGTCCTGAAAAAGATGCCGTTGAATTCTTCGCCGGTGTCGGGCTGGTCGGGCTCGCATGGTTCTACGGTCGCGGCTTCGGGTGCCAGGGCCTTGTCCTGGGCGATTGCGGTAATGGATAGAAACCCCATAATTAGGGCCAGAATTATTGTCGTTTTCATGTGTTCCCCTTTTCGTGTTATTTTTTTATTAGCCCGTCGGTCCAGGACGTCCAGGCCTCTATTTCCTCTATTTCGGCCATATAAGGGCCGTCATCAATAGCCGTTTCCAGCCAATATTCTTCTTTCAACGTGAAATAGCCGTATCGCCCGCGCCCGCTTCCCCAGGAGTTAAGCAAAACGCGCCATTTTGTCAACTCGCCCTGGTCGTCGTCCTGTTCCAGGGTGGCGCAAAGTAGGGTTGCATGGCCGCCTTTGTGCTTTCTTGAGGCTTCGTGATTAATACAACCCGATTCGGTCGACACGTCAAACCAACCGGGCGTTATAAAGTGACCTTGTACCAGTGGGGCGTCCAGTAATGCCCTGTTTACGCTGTTCCAGTCCTGGGCAATTCGTACCAGGTCGGACCCCTCTGGAATCCAGCCCAGGGAAACCGCGGCCTCGAAACCCTGGCTGATATGCAAGCCCCCGTTTAACTTATTCCCCCAGAACAGGCGCCGCCCTTCTTTCCAGATCGCCCGCCCGTCGATTTGCTCGCCCTCTGGGATAGCTCGTGGGTGAATATAGCGCCTTACCATAGCCTCAATCCAATTTGCCCAGGCGTGGCCAACACATGAGTCCCCTTTCTGGTTAAAAGTCGGTAGCATATAGCCGAACCAGGTAGAAACCGGGCCCACGTCGCCAGATATAACCGACGAAGCCGCCAGGGGGGCGTCTGGTACAAGCGCGCCGCGCCAGGCGTTGGGGTCCTCGGTTATCGCGCCGCCGTTCACTGGGCCACCGTGGCGGGCGCTGGGGCGTTGGTTGGCGCGCTGTTCGTCCAGGTGCCGGGAAAGTTCGTCCAGGATGGCGGCGCTACCAGGTTGCCGTCTGCGTCCCTCAACTGGCCCGGATATGGGAATTTACCGCCTAGAGTGGGGTCGGTTTGACAACCGGAAATCATTAAAACCAGCGCCATAGATACAAACAGGGCCGCCAGGGCCAGAAAAATAAGGGCGGGCTTATTGTTTGGGGGTTCCGGTATCATTTCTGCCTTTCCTTGTTTTCTCTCACCTTATCAACCCAGGCTATAATATGGGCAAAGTCGTCCTTGTGAAATATCGGCAATGTCAAATCTGGGTATAAGTCTAAAACATATTCGGGCGGTAGGCTAGACATTACCATAGCAGGCGCCTCCGCCGCGCATACCTCGGCAAACCCGGCGCCGGACAAAGGGGGCAACCGATAATCTACTATATAGGCGTCGAACCCCTCAACTTGAACCATGCGCGCGGCGTCTGATAGGTTCGACGCATAGCGAACATCGTGACCCTCCAGGGCGTCGGATAACAAAAGAATCATATCAGGGTCATCATCGACCAGTAGAATTTTTAGACAAGTCACTGGCGTTTCTTTCGTCTGTGTATGGTTTCAGAAGCGCCTACAAGCTGGGTAACGGCTTCGATCTGTTCGCTTACCTGGCTTTGGTGTTCGGAATGTGTCTCGGCAAGCTGCAAAAGCTTGTTGATTCTATCCGACTGAGCCTCCCCGGCGCGCGTCGCTATTTTTGAGTGTTCTTGCATAACGGCTAACTGGGTCTGTATTGCGTGGGCGGTCGTCTGCAAATCCTTAACCGCTTCCCAGGCGTCGCATTCGGCGGGCGGTGCTGGCGGTGGTGGTGGCGGTGCCTCTGTGGCGGCCTTGGTGTCCCCCCTGGATTGCTGCCACCGCATGAAATCGAAACAAAGTTTAAACGCATACATTACACAAGCCCCCAGGCCGGTATATTTAAGGGTTGTGAGGTCGCTTGATAAGGCGTCTGCGAGCATTGGCGCTACTCCCGGCGTTATTAGCCCGTTATGGGCCGGTTGGAACAAAAATCTTTAGATCGAAAACATGAAACATATTGGTACTGGTTGGAAAAACGCCTATTTCAAGCTGTGTAACGGTTGAGTTTGTGCCCTGGATATCGTCAATAATCGCCTGGGTAAGCGGGCCGCCGACTTCAAATTGCATACGGGAATACCAGAAAACCTCCCGCAAATCGTTTGTGTCGCTATTCAGGCCGAACGATACGCCCTGGCTGCAAGCGTTTGTCTTGCCGCATTGTACGTCTATAAGCGCGTGTACTCGGTTTACTTCGCTGGTTGAAAGGTTGTCGTGTTTCATCCATACGCCCACGACGTCCAAGTCATTTGTTGCCTGGGCCGCTACGCCCAGCGTAAGAATAGCCGCAAATATAAAGCTTTTCATCATATCAATTACCTTTCGTGCCGACGGTTGAGTCAAAAAAGGCCTGCACTTCGGCATCTGAAAGACGGACGTTCCACATAGCAACGTCATCAATCAAGCCAATCCAGGGCGACGTTGAACCCAGGCCAAAGTCCTCATTCCAGCCAATAAGCCAGCGATTGTTGACTTGGATTTCTGTCCAGTTTACCGAATCCGTTACCTGTATTTCATTTACCAGGGCGCCCGCCGAGCTAGAAAAGAAAAACTCTGCTTTGTCGTCCGAAGCGCTACCCCTGACAAGCCAGAAACGCCACTTGTTTATAGTCAAGTCGCCCGCGGTGCTATGCCAGGGCAATCCGGTTATATCGTGGTGGTGGGTAGAAACCCGAAAAAGGGGCCGGTGCGTATTCACAATAAATGAATTTTGTATTCCGTTCTGACTGGCGCCGCCGCCGTCGGGCAAGTTCGGCCCTTTCATAGCCAGGGGGGCGGAAGCGATACGGAAAGCCGTGGTTTCCTTGGCCCAAAAACACCAGGTAACGTCCGCCTCGGTATCCAGAAAGGCCAAGTCTGTCCCTATAACCCAGTAATCGTTGCCGTCATGCGACGTATAACCGCCTGTTAGCGTTGGCGTACTTGACCCCCCTGGGTCAACCAGGTCATAGGCCGCGCCCAGGGTGCCCGCGTTGGCCGTTGAACCGCCTTCAAACTGGTACAGGGTCAAGGGGTCGGGGAAGTCAAAGACTGGCTCCGAGTCGCCCACAAAGCCCACCGGGAAAGGCAAGGCCAACACGCCAGCGACAAATACAGCCACAAGCCCGACCGCCAAAGATGATATTTTCCAGGCGCTCAAGGCGTAAACCCCTTGATTGTTGGGACCGCGTAGAATTTCGACCCGCTACGGGCTACAAACGTTATTACGTCCTCCTTGCCCCCGGTCGTCGTCAAGGTCGGCGCGGAAACGCCATCGCCCCAGTCGTAACCCGCCGCCCAGGTAACCGTCCGCGTCCCCGTCCCGTCCTGTTGTAGCAGTAGCATATAGGTTGCCCCTGGCTGGATATTGCTGGGTAAGTTGATTGTGGGGTTTCCGGTCAGAATAACAAATTGAATATTTCCATTATCGGCATCCCAGTCCAAGGACGCATTATAGGCTATTTCGTTGATTCCCACGTTATACACCTGGCCGGTGATCGCCAGGTTACCGTTTAAGGTGGTGTCGCTATTCACGTTTATTCCGTTTGTTGCCACCAATTCAAGGGTATCGTTGGCCCGGATTTCTATGGGGCCGGTTACGCCCGCGTGGATATAGCCCGCGGACAGCGCCGGGGAAGCGCCAAAAAGTACGTTGGTCGTGAAAACAACATAATTCGTCAGCGCGTGATTCAACATAGGCGTCCCCTCAGAGGAGCCCAGGGTACGCGTTTGCCAATTGTAAGAAATTGTGGCCGTAGAGTCCTGTAAATGCCTCAAGTTCAACAAGGCGACGGGGTTTCCCGCCGTGTCCCTGACTTGGCCGTCTGTGCCGCTTATCATTTCCTGGCCGGTTGAGTATACAAGGGACGTAGCCGTTGACGTCGCCAGGATCGCCGCCAGGTATTCAACGTTATTCGTCAATACCCAGGGCGCTTCACCGGTGTTTTGTACGCTGTCCCAATTAACGATTTGTTGCAAGTTGAGTGTACCGGGCCCGCCTGTTATAGGGCTCCGGCTTACCGCCAGGGTTCCCTTGCCCAGGACGAAAGCGCTACCTATTTCGGTGCTATTGGTCTGTACTGCTTGCCAGAAAAAGGACCCGTTTTGCGCCAGGTCAGATGCCGGGATTTCAAGGTCAAAATAGTTGTCTGTAGTGTTCGCGCTGGCCTCAATCAACACCATAGACGTCGAAAGGTCCCAGTTTGTCCCGTAGCCGAACAAAATAAAGTCGTCGACCGTCAAGGTGTTTAGCTCGCCCTCTGTATAGCTGTAAATCCTGACTTTTGTAGTCGATAATTGGACGGTGCTTATAACTTTCGACTCGGTGGCGCTCTGGGATTCAACGCGAACGTTTATGTGTGGCGCGCCCAGGGAGCATGACGCCCCCAGGGCAAGCGCCATTATTGCAAATATGTAGGTTTTCATGGCTTCGGCTTTTCCTTTGGGCTGTTTTGCTGGGCGATTTGTAGGGCTCCGGTGACAACCCGATTATATAGCGCTTGGGCGTGGGGGTAAAGTTCATCGTTCATAGCCAGGGGCAAGTTTTGGATAGCATGGCACAAAACGCTCGCCTCCATATCATTCAACTCTAGGGCCAGCGTCGACTTGATTACAGGCGCGGCCTTCTTTTTGCTGGCTTTTTTCTTCTTGGTTCTGTTCGGCTTTGGCATGGTTTCCCCTTTAGTTTTACTCAGACACGACAATCCATACGCCATTTGTTAGCCTATGGAAGGTGTTTGTTGTTGGATTGCCTATATAATAAAAAGGGTGTGGAATGCCAGAAACAACCGACTCAGCGCTCGCATCAAAGGCCCCGTCTGTAGCCCAACTATTGGTAGAAACGTACCCACCGCGTAACAAGTTGCCCGTTGCGGTTTCGATAACACCGTTGCCGCCAGCAAGCAAAGCCGCCGCCAACGTCACCAAAAACAAAAAGAATGCTGAAATTTTCATTTTAGTTCGTCGTCCCATTTTAATAGCATTATACCCAGCCGGTTTTTCGTGTGGGTAACCTTGTATTCTACCTCCTGGCTCGCGTCGGTCAGGATGTCCGCCCTATAATAAGTAAAATCCCCGCTTTTGTGTCCGTTCTGGATTCTCGCCAGGGCCCAGTCCGCATCTTTGGCCTTTATCCTTGCCGAGTCGTTATCTTCTGGCCCGGCGCCCAGGCCGGTTTTAAACTCGATTTCGATAGTTGCCTTTTTCGACGTCGGGGGAACCAGGGAGCCCAGGCCCACCGTTGTATAGTTGGTTGCGCTACCCCCGCCCATAACTCTAAGGTCTGCCTTTTGTTCGTCGTACCAATAAGCCCGGTCCCGACCGCTACCGCTCTGCCTAAAATCCAGTAAATCGCCGCCCGGGCCGTTCCTTATCCAGCCGATCCGCCTGGCCGCGTCATAGCCTACGGGGGTCGCGGCGTTGGTCGAAAGTACCGCCTCATACGCCTCATTAGTTTTTGCAATATAGACGGCATACCACATATCAGGCGCCTCCGCCCCCGCGTCAAGGTCGTCGGGTAGCGTGACGGTGACGGTATTGGTGAAGTTCAGATAACCTTTGCCGTCCGAATCAATACAGGTTCCGACGGCAATTGTTACGTTTGAGGCGCCGCCGTAGGTCATTTCTAGGCCCGATATGTAACCGGTTTGATTTACCATTGTGACGCCACAAGTTATGGCCGCCAGAAATCCCATCAAAGCTATTTTCTTATACATATCCACCTCAATCGTACTGTACAAAAAGCTGTATTCGCACATCTTCCGGGCTGTCGCCCTTTTCGTCTATATCCATCGTAAAGAAATCGCCCGCCGCAAAGGCCACCACGTCCGGCAATATAGCCTCAAAAATATAGTTGTCATCCTTGCCCCCTGCGTCGCCTACAATCGTCGGCCTATTGCCCTGGGTTGTATATACGGTTGTGCCCGTCGTTCCCCCCCTGGCTGTGGTTATGGGCTTTGTAGGGACGTGCAAATTGATGTCGAACGTTGCCGGGGTTCCAACAAGGTCCTTGCGTTTTATGGCTGTAACGACAATAGACACAATTTGCCCAGCCTGGGCAAACGCGCGTATTCCGTCGATGCCGTCGCCGTCGTTGATAGGGCCGTTTATAATCCACGCAACTTCCTCCTGGGACCTGACAGCGCTAGCCCCCAGCGCCGCGTCGATGCCCGCCAGGTGTTCGGATATCGTGTTTGTAGCAACCGCAACGTAACCGGTGGGCGCATAGGTCGCGGGAGTGGCCGCGCCGTCTGCTAGATTGAGCGTAAGGACCCCATTGGAGTCCGTACCTAGCAACGGAATCGGGTTTGTAAAGCCGCCCAGGGTGAAAAACGTCAAATTGGTGGGCCATTGCATAAGGCTTTCCCGCATATCCCAGGTTACAGAACCCATGCTGGTCGTCGATACCCCCTGGCTTTCCATATCCAATAAGCCCGTAGTCAGGTCGACCGAAACCGGCGAAAAGTTTGTCTGGGCGTATATCGGCCCGCAGATAAAAACCAGCAATATTGCCAAATTCTTCATAATTCCCTTATGGAGTACACAAAATCCCGTTATTTATTACACACTCTACAGGACCGCCAGGCCCCACCCGCGTCAAGCGTACCGTTTCGCCGTCAATGGCTATTTTCCCGCTAACCTTCAACTCCCCGGCAAAGTCAAAGGTAACCTGGCTGCCTGCGTCGGTCGTCTGCAAAACCAGGTCATCAAGCCCGCTGCCACCGGTGGCGGTCGTCGTGACCCGCTCAACCGAAGCCCTAAACTCTGTCCCGCCGCCCCCGTCGTCGCCCCAGCGATTGTTAACCGGGTCGACAACATAAGCCAGGACGTTCGCGTGGATTTCCCCGGTTGTGTGAAAGGTCTTATCCTCGGGGACCGTAGCGCCTGAATATCGCAAATATCGGGGGTCGTGATCTTCGCACAACTCCCCGCCGCCGTCGGCAAAGTCGCCCGTTGTCGATCCGGTGATTGAATCTATTTCGTGGTGCTGAATTATCGCGCTCCAGGTAGCCCCCAGGCCAGGCGTTGCGTCGATGATAGAAATAATTTCGTTGATAAAGTCGATGTCTACAATATTGCTGGCGAATAGGTCTTGAACGCCCTGCAAAGTCCCGTATTTGAGGGTTTTGTTTACGTCGTCGTCCTGCCATAAAAGGACGTCGGCTAACGTTGGCGTGACGTCCGGGTGTGTATCCCAGTCGAATAGCTGCAACGTCTGGCGGTGTAGGCCGCCCCGGTCGGCGTATTGTAGGCTGTTGTATTTGCGATCAATAAAGGCCTCGGGTGGGTTTGTCACATCAAAGGCGCTGTCTGAGTCGGGGATAATAGCAAAATCATCTATATCACCGGTCCAAAATTGCTTCCAGACCGAGCCCGTAAACTTGCCGATTACCCTAATTACGTTGTTGGTATCGCCTGGCTCTGGGTCCGTGATGCTGCTTTTTATCGTGACCTTAAAGGGCGCCAGGGCTGGGTCCTCATCGGCATTTGTAAGCAACACAAACTCGCGCTCCAACTCCAAATAAATATAGTCCTCTGTCCCGTAGCTAGTGATTGTCTGGTAACCCTTGTCCAGGTCCAGGGTGATACTGACCTTTTTCCCGCGACGGCTCCAGGCGCCCAGGTAAACAAAGGACGTGCCGTCTAGCTGGTCGATTAGCTGAAAGCGCAAAGGCCCGTTATTCAACTCAGAGGAATCGACAATGATTTGCCACCCCAGGCCCTCGCCCCCTGGCGGCTTCTCAATATGGCATCCGATACCCTGGATATCGTTGAATATATTGGCGACGGTTTTAAGCCAGGCCGCCTGTATATTGGCGATAGGTTCGCCGGGCCTGAACACGTTATTTAGCGGAAACCCCATTTTTTACGGCTCCACAACTTCCCAGTCCCCGGAAACGTCCTCGGTTTTCTCAACCGCATAGCTCCCGCCCCCTGTTTTCTCTGTGTGGGAATCAATCACGTCGTCGTCGTTCGAGAAGTCTAGGGCCGCTGTTTCCGCCGCGGCCTGGGTTAGCCCAGGGTAACGCGTAACGGTGACCGTCCGCGTCTGGGTATACATACGGCTTTCCCCGAATATCACCCATAGCCGGTTCGTCATATACTTTTTGCTCTCAACGATTGTGCCCGCTGCGGTTATTGATCCAAGCCACGCCATTTTAACCCCCACCTTTCAGGACCAACAAGCCCTCTATTTTCTGCCGGATACCCTTGATGTCCTTTGCCTGGTCCGCTTCCCGCTGCAAACGCAATTTCTCCAGGTTAAGCTTTGCCTGTTCGATTTTCTTGCGCTCTTTTTCTACGGCAACAACCGCCTTTCGTTCGTCAATCAAGCGCCGTTCGTGGGGGGTCAGTTTTTGCCCCTCCTTTTGGCGCTCAATCAGCTTGTCGACCTTTTCATTATTCTTCCGGTCCTCATCTAGGGCCAACTCCTCGCCCTTGGTAAGGTCGTTGCGGTTCGCCTTTCGTAGCCGAAAATCCCTAAGCTCCTCCTGGGTAAAGCCCCTGGCCAGCGCCTTTTCCCGCTCTGCCTGGCGCCTATCCTTTCGATCCTGGGGCGTTTCCCGCCGCCTGGCCGCCGCCCGTTCAAGCGCCGCCTGTTCCCGGCCTAGCCGCTCCTCGGCTTTCTTCTTTGCGACCTGGTTGTCCCTGACTTCCGCGCCGCGCTCAAAATCACGCACCTTTTTACGCAAGACTTTCAAGTCCTTTACAGCCTTTTCCGCCGCTTTCTTGGCCGCTTTATCGGCTTTTTTCTCGGCCTCCTTGGCTGCCTTTTCGTCGGCCTGCTTTTGCCCTAAAGCCAGGTCGTCGGCAATCCTCTTAGCGGCTGCCTTCTTTTCAAGTTCTGCCTTCTTTTCGATTTCCAGCTTCTTTTTGGCGGCCTCCTCGGCAAGCCTTGACTCCTCCTCGGCGGCTTTTTCTGCAATCCGGTCCTTGCCCCCCTTTAGGGCGTCAGATATAAACTTTCTGGCTATAACGCCCGCCGCGGCCTCCTCCAGGCTTTCGCCATCGTTCATTCGCTTTACGACCTTTGCCGCAAAGTCTAGTTGTTCGATAACAAATTTAATGCCCTTGGCCAGGGCCTCCATTGCTTCTAGGGCGTGGTCCGCCCATTTGTCAATTGTGCCGTCCTGCCTCAAACGGTCTATCATATCAATCAAGCCCTGGATTTTGTCCTTTGCAAGGTCCTTAAATTTGTCCCCAAAAGCGGCAAGAGCGCCGGTCCACTTGTCTTTAAGCGTTGAAATCAGGCCGTCGCCGGTTAGACTCAGCTTTTCCATCCCGCCTTCGCTTTTCTCTAGCTCGGCCTGTAGGAGCCCCCAGACTTCGGCGTTGCTGGCGCCCGCCTTCTGTAATTCCTCCATTTTTTGCCGCGCCGAGCCTGACAAAATTCCCATTTCTTGCAACCTGGCCGCCGCTTCCCCGAATGGTTGGCCGTTACGGATCGCCCCATAGGCCCTGGCGGTCCACATCCCGACTTCTTGAATAGGCGCGCCCACCGCCGCCGCCGCGTCGCCTACGAGCATTAGGCTATCTTTAAGCCCCAGCACTCCGCCAGTCATCGCCAGCATAACCTTTGAAGCCGCGGCAATGTCGGTCAACTGGAAAGGCGTTACGTTGGCAAACTCCTTAAGGTCGTCAAAATGCTGTTTTGCCGTGTCCATATTGCCGAATAGGACGGCAAACTGGGTCTGGTATTTCTCAAATTCAAAGGACGTGGCAATTGCTTTGACGAAAGTTGCCGCTATTGCTGTAAATCCAATGAACCCAGCCGCCAGGCCCTTCAAGCTTAGTAGCGCGCCTGTTACGCCAGAACTAAAGCGCCGCCTAAACGCGTTGACGCCCTGGGCAATTCGGTTAAACCCGCGCTTTGTGAGATTCTTTACCCTTACGATAATTGATAGTTCTTCGGCCACTATTCAGCCTCCACTTTTTCGCGCTTTGCCCGCGCCAGGTGCTTGTCCCGAATAGAACGTAAAGCCGTTTCGAATCGGTGGGTTGCCTGCATATTTGAACCGCTGGAAACCTGGCCGTTTGAGTTTGCGTCCGAATCCGCCGAGGCCTGCAATAGACGAAAGGCCACCGATTGCGGGGGCGTCCAGGTCCAGTATTCCATAGTCGTCCCTGGGTAGGTCTTTATAAGGCTTTCAATCAGGGAGAAATAAGCCCCCTGGTCAAGCTCTGGCGGCAAAAGGTTCGGGTCCTCATCCGGCCTATCTGGCGGCCAGTCCTGCATACATTCCGGGCAAAACTTATCCTCCTTGCCTGGTACGCTCTCCTCTGGCAACAATTTATCCAGGGCGTCGCTGAGTTCGTCGCGGGTCGCGCTGCAATCGCCCGCCCAGGCCTCTACAACCTTTGCCGCCTGCTTGGCCTCGACAAGCTCAATCAAAACCTCGGGCGTCCTGGCCATAGCATAAGCAAATGCGCAGGCGTAAAACTCCAGCGTACCATTGCCCTCAAACCAGGGAAGCGCCCGACCGTTTAGCCATTGCTCGGCGCCTATGGTCAAAGGCCAAAGGGTACAGTTTCCCGCCCTTACGGGGTTCCCCAACACAGACAAGCTGGGGGCCCCTTCGTTACGCTCCACGCGCTTTCCGAGTTCATGCAAGGCCGCCACGTCGTCGAGGTCGGGCTCTATGCCCTGACCCCTCAGACGGAAAACGCCTTCTTTAGCAACTAACGACAACTTGGGAAGCCTCAACGCTACCCCCTTTGTTTAAGGTGCTACGAAACGAGCTAGGCCCTTGGTCGCGTTTATAGAAACCTGGTCAAAGTCGGCATTGCTGTCGTTGTTGGCGTCGCTTGTCAGGTCCCAGCCGGTCGTCGTTAACGTCGGATCACCGTAATAGGTGGCCGTAATGTTCTCGGTTCCGTTTTTGTTGTTTCCGGCCAGGTGTTCGCCCACGTTGTTAGGTACGTCAACGTGTTCGGCTGCTAGCGTATAGGTTACGTTTTGCACCTTGGCGTCAACATTGCTATTTGCAAACAAGTCAGGCGCGCCGAAGCCAGCCGGTAGAACGATAGACGGCTTATATTCCACCATGCTCCCGTCTACATGGTCCGCTGTTCCGTGGCTGTGCCCGGTTACCGTGATTGTGGGGTATCCCGTATTAGTATAGGCAACCTGTACCCCGTCGATATGGAACCCGCCAGCAACCTTGCCAATAAACAGGCTACCAAGGGCGATATTGCCGGTGTCCGCGCAATAGGAATAGGTAACGCTAACCTGGTTTTTCGTGTCATAAAGGGTGCTTGTGAGTTCGTCGCCCTTGTTGTCCTGACACATAGCGCGCTGCTTTTGCAGGTCGTCGCTAGAAGTCTGTGATTGAAAATCACCGCCTAAAGCAAATAGGTCCGTTGATTCAATGCCGCCAACCGAAGCGTCCACGCCAAGAAGTTCAGCCGCCAACGGTTTGCCTTTTGCCGAGCTTTTAGCGGCTACGGCTTCCGCTTTCTTTTTCTGTTTGTCCGTCATCTGATGCCTCTCCTGTGTTCTTGTTATGTCTGTTGGTTGTTGTAAACTACTCTAAACGATACAGTTAGGACGTAATACAGCCCGATTATTTCGCCGCTTTCGTCGGCCAGGGGGACGTCCACTATATCGGGATGCTCTAAAATCTCGAAATTGCCCACGTTCGGCTGAAGCCCTGGGGCGTTGCCGGTTCTGCCTGGAAAGCCGTTTTGAATCTTTCCCAGGACCTCTATCGCCTCGGCGCGTGTTTCGAAATTCATTTGAAACATCGCATTTGCTAGCCAACGGCAACCGATACCCTTTGACCCGAAATTCTGTGTTTGTTCTGGCCCGGTGCCGATGCCGAAAACGCCCGCGCCAGCCAGGGCGGGTTCTAGCCAGCTTCCCCGGCGAATATCTTTACTCTCGCCAACCTCTATTCCAAGGACCTTACCCAGAAACAATAAACAAGCCTGTTCGGCTCGGTCAAAACTGCTTAATGCGGTTGCCATAATGCCCCTTTTGAGTTATCCAACGCTACCAAGCACCGCCTTAAATAGCGAATGTATTTTCTCATCGTTATCATTGACCGCCCTGGTTATATATTTGCGGTCGGCCCTGGGCCCCTTTGACACTGTACCCGGCCCGCGGTTGTATTCGCCGTTGTGCATACGCTCGGCATATTTGCCAGCCGGGGTGTTTATCGGCACATAAACCCTGACCCCGCCGTCTATAACCTGGAAAGTTATTCCCCGCTCAAGGTCGCCCTCATCGAAAGGCGCGTTTCGCCTGGCTTCGCGTTGAACCAGGAGCCCGACCGCGCGGCTCGCCTTTTTAATACCCTTTTCGACAAGTTTGGGCTCCCAGTTTAAGCGCCTGGTAAGGGCTGGAATGCCCTTTATGATTATTTCGCCCTCTTTGCTTCTTGGCATAGCTCAATACACCTTTTCTAGGGCGTCCTGGTCGTCCGGCGCCTGGCGGGGTTGCTTTTCGCTGATAATCTGACCGCCGAAAAGCTCAATTGCATAGGCTACCAGGTCGGAAAGCGGGTCCTGGGTTGTGTGCTGGGTCGGCGGGTCGTTCTCGGTGCTGTTTAAAAGGGCCTCAAGCTCCTTGTCGTCGCTTTCCCATCCGTCGGTTTCCTCCCCAATGCGCGCTATTGCGGTAGTAAAGTCGACTTTAATCATGCCGGGGCCCCTTTTGCGGTGTTTATCATAAATTTGAAGTATTCGGGCTCTTCTTTTGCAAACCTAACCGGGTCATTATATAGCTTTTCGATGCCCATAGACAATACCTCGGTATGCTGTATATCCTCGATTAGCTCTGGGAATTGCGAGATGTCAAAATCCTTTCCAGATACCTTATTTGCGAAAGCCCTGGCGTCGCTCTTGAATTTTCCAACGTAGATTTTGCCGGAATAGGGGTTTTTCCAGTCGTCATCAACTGAAATCTCCTGGGGCTCGTATTTTGAACCTGGGAACCTCTCTTTTAGGCGCTCTATTTTGCCCCCGGTGTTCCGCTTTACCAGAAAATCAACCGCCCGCTTATGCAAATCGGGGTCCGCCGCTTCTAATCCGTGGGTTAGTTCGTGGGCGACGACTCCAGGATTTACCGATTTCTCTAAAAGGACCGCCTTGCTACCTGGGTCATAATAGGACCGACCGCGACCGCGTTTCCTGATTTTGACCTTTAGGCCGTCAATTGACGGGCGCTCGCCCCAGAATCGCCGCGTAAAGTCCGCGCCCTGGTCTACGGTTTCCCGCCGCTTACCCGTCCAGCCTTTCGAGTCGAATTCATGTTCAAATTTAGACGCGTCGCCCTTGTCGAAAAGGAAACTGTCCCAGCTTTTATCGCGCGTTTCAATCAAGATTTTGTTCTTATCCTTTTCAAGTTCTGCCTTTAAGTTCCGAGCGTTGGCCAGGTTGCCAAAAGCCCGCTGCCTGGCTGGCTGAGTCTCTACAAGGCCGTGACGTTCGTGGACAGGCAAGCGTAGCCACTCATCCCTTGACATTGTAGCCTTTGCCGACTCCAGGGCCGCGCGGTGTGAGTCAAAGGCCGCCTGGTCGGCCTCTACTCTTTTCGTTTCCGCGGCTTGTATCTGCTTGTTTACCCGGTCCAGGCGAGAAGCGCCCCGCTTGTCCGCCGCCAAAACCGCGTCTAGGGCCTCCTGGCCTGGGTCGATCTTTGCCGCTGCAACTTCATTAATGGGCGCGGGCGCAACCGGCACAACGTTTATAGGCTTCTTTGGCGCTGGCTTGACCAGGTTGACGTCCTTGGGTGGCGGCTTCGGCGCGTCTTTGGGCTTTTTCTTCGGCGGCTTTACGTCGTTCGGTGAAATAAGCTTTTGTGTTTTCGGGTTTCCCAGTTTCTTCGCCTGGGCCCTTACCCTGGCCTCCTCCTCGGCGGCCTCCTCCTCCTCCCCTGGGAACATAACCGCCAGGTAATGCCTACAACGTGGGTGAAACACCCGCCCCTTCTTGGCCTCTTCCAGGCTGGGGTATTTCTTCGAAGTCCCGGAAACGGAAACGATCTTTCCCACCCACTTAAGGCAAAAGGGGCAACAATTCGGGGGTATCCCGCCCTCAATTGTCGCCAGGTCATAGCCGTCTTCGGCCATTGATGAAAGGTAGGAATCCCGCGCGGTGTTGGCTGAAAGCGTCCGATTGAGCATATTAAAATAGTTGTTTGCCGTCCAGGTCTTGCCTGATTTGTCTATGAAGTTCCAGGCGTCGCCCGTTTGCTCCATAACTTCGGCTTGTACCGTCCGGCGCCACTCCTTGGCCGTCATGCCGGTTGCGGCCTGTAGCCTGGTCGTATCCATAACCACCTGGCGCAAGATATCAATATCCCTTTTCAGCATTCCGCCCAGGGCTGGGGCCAGGTCCCCGGCGCCCACCGCCGCCAGGCCGCCCATCGTTGACGGGGTATACTGTTGAATCATCAAATTTAGGTAATCCGTTGAAAACCGGTTCCAGGCCGTCTTTGGCTTGGTCCCCGCGTCGGTAGCGGCCAGGCCCACCCACGTCCGGGCCCCATTTTCAACCGACGTAGCCGCCCAGCCGTCAAGGTCGCCCTGTAAAACGAGATACTGGCCTTTAAGGTCCTGATAAAGGTTGTCCCGTAGCCAGGCGGCGCTTGCAATATTGCCCTTTTGGGTCGCGCGCAAGATTTGCTTTTCGATACGGTCGCGGGCGCCCAGTAGAACCCGGCGCAAAGCCTCGGCGTTGGCCAGGATTTGGCCGTCAAGTATAGGCTGGCGGTCGCGCCGATCCGGTGGCATTGCCTACCCCTTGGCGATTTTAAGCCGCCCCACCCTTGCGTAATTTAGCGCGATAGGCGAGATTCTAAAGCCCGTATGGGGCTCATCCTGGGAAGCGCCGAGCTTTTTAACCTTTGACGTCGTACTAATCCGTAATTGGCGGTCTAGGATGTCAAGCGCTTGTTCGTAACAGGCCCAGTCGTCGTGTGCGTCGCTGTCCACAGAATCAAATATTTCGCCGCTGCCAGGAATCTCAAGCTCTCTGTCCAGGTAGGCCTCTAGTTCGCGTTTAGACGTAGCCAGGGCCCCCAGGCGGGCCGTTGCGTCGTATGTTCCCCACTCTGGGCCGCGATTATGGTTGTTTGGGTTGAAATATTCGTCCGCCCCGTCCGCCGTCGGCTTGAATTCGTTACCATGCGCCATCTGTTCGCCCTCCTGGGTTGCCTAGTTAAAAAAAAGAGGGGCCGAAGCCCCAGGGAGAAAATTGTTTAACCGTCGTCGCCCGCTGCAAGCTCTCCGTTTGCCTGCTCGACTACCGCCGCCGCTTCGCCCTTTTTAAGTGGCTCGGCGTTTAAAACCGTTTCGGTTTCTTCGCCATTGACGAATAAAACCGCGTCCCATGCGCCAGCTTCACGCATAACCGCCCGGTATTCGTCGGGCTTTGGCGCCGGTGGCTCCGTAGGCGCTTCGCCTGCAACTGAATAGCCATTTGCTTCCCAGTTTGCGACGTCAGACGCGTTTACGGTCACTTTCGCGCCGTCCTTCTCTACTACTACTGTCTCAACCTTGCCCATGTTCTGTTTCCCTTCATTCGTGTTAGGTAAAGCGCCCTGGCTCCTTTCTACTTCGGAACCAGGGCGCACAATTTCAGCCACTAGGGCCGCCGCTCTCTAGCCAGCGATAAGCGCGCCGCCGTCGGGCTGAATAACTCGCGCCCCACAGAATACGTCGATTACCATTGAATCACTTAAGCTTGTGATCGAACTATCTTGCGACACCCGGACAGATACGCCCTGATGGGTTGCAATCACGCTGTTTCCGCCTGAAAGGGGCTCGGGTGCGACAATTGCGACCGTTGCGGCGTTCGGGTGGAATACCAGGTTAGAGAAGCCAGCCGCTTCAAACGTCACCGCGGCGCCGTCGCCAGGTGCGGCAACCAGGGCCGGGAATACCGTCAAACTGACAGCATTTGAGGCAATGGTGGCGTCCTTGCGAACGACGTAGCGGGTGGAGTCACCGGCCAGGGTGAACACCGCACCGGCAAAAATGGTGCCGGTTGCGTTTGTAATGCCGTCGATAGGCACTACAGTCGCGCCAATTGCTGGCGTCCCGTTGGTCAACACTGTTCCCGTAATGTCGTCAGGATCAGCCGAACGTACAAACACGTCTAGGTTAGGGTTGACTACCCAGTCAAAGCCATAGCGGCGCCCCAGCATAGCGTTACGCAACGCCATAGGCCCATCCTCGCCGAAATCGCGATTCTGGAATTGTGCCAACTGGGAAAACGATTCCTCAACCGTCGTGTCCAGCAAGCCTATCCGCATTTCTTCCAAGATAAAGTTGTCCTGCATTACCTTGTGGGCCGCGGCAATATGAGCCATTGACGACGGGCGGTTAGTCACCGTTCCGGCCAACTGGGCGCGGAAAACCTGTAGCTGCGAATTAACGTACTTGTCAATTGAGCTAGCAATACCACCCATAAAAGGCGCGGTAATCAAGCGGGTGAATTCGGAAAGCTCAAAGCTTTTCTGTTTGGTCGTCAAGTCAACGCGTTTGTAATAGTGCTTATCTAGCGTCAAGTCGATTTCGGTTTCTGTGATGTCAGAAGCGACCGTCGAACCGGTGAATTCGCTTGCATCCGATACCGCTGGGGGGACGGTTACCTTGATCGAATCGCCGACCTTTGTGCCCATAAAGCGGGCCTCTTTGTCCCGAGAGACAAGGTTTGCGGTTTTCATGCGGTTATAAAGTACAACCGCTGCGTCCCGCGCGACGTCCGTGGGTGTTACGAGTGTGTTAGTTGACATTTTCCATTACTCCGTTTTTTAGCCTTTTGGCAGACTGGTTATATAATCTTCATTTCTTGCAACTGCTTTTCGCGTTCTTCGGTTGAGATTTCGTCCGATTTCCCGCCCTTCCCGTCGTCGTCAGGTCGTTCGCTTCCGCCGCCTCTGGCCTGGGATTCCGCCGCAATAATTGCCTTATTGCTTTCCCGGAAACCGTCCATTGCCGCTTTTACGTCTGCCTCATTTGACAGGTCCTCAACTCCCGACAGCGCGCTTTCTATAAGCGTCCTCCCGGCTCCAGGTGCTAATTGGTCAATAAACTTAAGCCCACCGGCGATTTTATCCATGCTACTTGTCCGAGTCGCTTTCGCGGTTTCGGCCAGCAAGCTTTTGTTTGTCGCTTCCGCGGCCTCCAGCCTTGCCAGGATGTCCTTGTTGGCTTGCGTCGACTTCTCAGCTTCGGACATTCCCGACTCTTTCAAAGCTTTTAGCTCGCCCTCTAGGGTTGTCGCCTTTTCTTGGGCACTCTTCTTTTCATCAAGAATGCGGCCCGCTTTTGCTTCTGCGTCGTTGGCCTTTGTTTCCAAAGCCTCAACAGAACCCACCATAGCAGATAAGGCCTTTAGGCCCTCGGCTCCGATCAATTCCTTTACCGCTTCCGCGCTTGCTAGCTTTTCCAATGCCTGTTTTGCGTCCATTTTTCCAATTTACTCCTTGCGCAACATTTCGCTAGTTGCCAGCTTTACACAGATAAACACGGTATCTGCAACCAATCACCGGGAAACGGTCCCGGCCACCAAAATTCTATACGTCGGGCGTGGGTTGCGCCTGGGTCGCGCCTATCAAGGCGCCCGCCTGGTCGCTTGTCACACCTAAAAATAGCACTAACTGAGCAATCGCGCCAGCCCTAGATATTTCGCCCAGGTTGACCGCCTTTGCCAACCGGTTCACCGCGTCAATTCTCGCGCCTACGGTTCCCTGGTCCCCGCTATCCCCGCCGCCGTCGCCCTCGCCCTCGCCGTCGTCGTCACCTTCGCCGCCCGGCATCCCCTCCATAAAGGCGTTAGGAGCAAAGATTTGTATTGCGTTGGAAATCGCCTTTTCTTGCTCTTCTGTTAGCGCTGTCGTTCCTATTTTCTTGCTGCGCTCGTATAGCTTGCCGAGCAAGAAACGGTTTAATTCGTCCGGCATAGAAACCATTAAGGCCTCTGTGATCGACTTTATTTCCTGTTCAAAATTGCCCACGTCGAAATTGCGGTTGTATTTAGGCTCCCAGGGCGTAATTGTCGGGTCCCAGGTCGTCATAATCGCAACCGCGCGCGCCTCGCACTCCTCCAGAAGTTCCGCGCGCTCTCGCATTACCTGGGAAACGTCAAGAAAGTCCCAGGCCTTGGCCTCGGCGCTGGCTACCTGGCGCGTGTTCTGTTGCATCATAAGGCCGACGACTTCAAACATGGCGGCCTTTAGGCTATCAATTTCGGTTCGCATGGTTCCGGTTGCGCTGGCGTCCGGCATCATGTACCCAGGCTCCTTGTCGTCTGGGTTTAGCAAAATCGGATACCCCTGGCCGAATATCATAGAAACGGCTTCCTCGGCGTTTACCTCGAATTGCTGCTTTACCATTTCAAGCACCGTAGCGGGGACAAAGGGCTGGGGGAAAACGCAATTGAAGAAATTCGACCGATTACAGCTTTCCAGGTCCATTATCGTCCGGTTTACGCTTTCCAGGTTGTCAAATTGGTGGGGCTGGCCGCTGATTTCACCTTTTAGGACAAAGGGAACCAGGTCAAGGGCTACGCCTGGGCTGATTTCAAGGGGTATTTCCTCGAAACTCAATATTTCGGTTTTGCTGTCGGGCTTAAATACGAAGTTTGTCACCTTGCCGGGCTCCCATAGGCGCCGGACCATGCTGCGCTGGGCCTTGACAAAGGGGCTGCTTGATTTGTAAATAAAACCCTCGGTAATCAGCCAACGGATTCCGCCTTTGCTGTCAATTTTCCAGTCTACGACCTCTAGGGCATTATATAGCGTCCAGTATGGCCTAAGTTTTTCGGCCTCCTTGACCGCCTGGGATACCGTCCCCGCTGGTACGGCTTGAACATCAAGGCCTATCCAACACCAACCGCACGACGTAATGAGACTATTGGCCCGCCTCATAAACTGGTTTAGGCTTTCGCCGTCAAGCGTTATGTCGTCAACTACTTCGGCCTGGGCGCCCTCCCTGGTTGGCCGCTCGCCTAAAACGTGTTGATTGATCTTTTCGACAATCCGCCCCAGGTAGGGAATACAGTGGCTTTGCTCCAGGCGTCCGTTGATTTTTGAGCCGTCTTTACGCTCTGAGCCCTTCCAGTCGCTAGTTGACTCGCCGGAAAAGCGGGAAAGGCGCTCGTTTACATAAGGCCGCCCGCCTTTCATGCCCAGAAGGTTGATTTTTAGTTGGCCTTTTCTCTCTGAGTAGATTTGGTGTTCGCGGGTGGCAACAATCTTAAGCGCGCTGTGTTCCATATTGAGCCCTATTTAAGCTATTTCGACAATACCGCTCTTTGCTTTAATGCTCGCATGATAGCAGATTGCCAGGCTGTCACAAGCGTCATCATGCGCGCCCAACGGAAATAGTTGAAATTGCTTTTTCCATTCCTCCAGCCAGGGGGCTCCTTTGGGGACGTAAACGTTGCCCACTTCAAAGATGGGTTCCATATCCGCGCATTTAACCGACTTGTCCCCCGATAGGTGGGATTTGTGAACCATGCGCCGCCCCTTCAACACGCTTTTTATAGTCGTAAACGCGTCCTTGTAAGCGCCGAAAGCCTCAATGTGTATCTGGATGGCCGCGCCGTCTGTATCGGTCGTCTTTAGGATTACCTGGTTACGCTCCGGGGCTTCCCATTGCCCTATTACAACGTCCTTAACATAGATATGCTCCATACCAGATTTGTCCGTTATCACCCCCGCCTTTGTGCCCACCGTATAATCTGGGTCGTCTTTGTCGCGCTCTTTTTTGGAGCTAGCCAGGTCCCAGGCTCGGGAATACGGAATATCTGGGAATTGGTCCGGGTCGATTTCCTGGATTTTGTCCACCTTAAACCGGTTGCCGCTTTCTGGCATAGGCGAGCAATCAAGCAAGGCGCTCGCCCAGGATTGCAACATTGCATACTGCCGCCTATACCACTCGGCGCCGAAGCGCTCGGTAAACAGAAAGGACCCGTCTGGGTTTTTGGCCGGGAATCGTAGCGTCTTAAACTTTGGCATTTCCAAGTCTTTAGAAGCCCTCAAGCGGCCCCTTACGTCGTCATGGTGCCAGGATGTCGCGCATAGAATGGCTATTGATACCGGCGCCAGGCGCGTCATGGCATCGCCAAAGGATTCCCATTGCCGCTTTCTGAATACTTCGCTTCGGGCTTCGGCTCGATTCTTGCAATAGTCGTCTACAATCAG